ATATTTGTCTCAACACCTCCCTCTCAACTACTTTTTTTTTGCAACTCTATCCCAGACATTTTTCACATTCTATATTTTGTAAATCAATTAAATCTAAAATGATATCTTTTTATTTTCTTTATTTCTTCTTCTTGTAAATCAACATATTTTAATATTTCTCTTTGTGTTCTCAATAGATTATTGACGAGTGATATTAGTTCATCATTTAATTTATCTTCTATTTTTTCTTTTTTCTCTTTCTTTAAACAATCTTTAAAAATCGCCCAATAATACAACATCTTATATATCTACTTTAGAAAATATTTTTAATTAAATTTACGCGAAATAACAATTAAACTGTCCTCCTTCAATTGTTGCAATCTTTACAAGTTCAAGATACACACGAAGCGTGTATGTTTGGGCGGGTAATCCCGCTGCCTTATAAACAAGATCCATACCCTTATTGTTGACACGCTGTCCCTTATTAGGTTGAATTGCAGTCCATCTCATATTACCACCAAGACCAACAATACCTCCCGACTGCTCGTGTCCTTCAAAGGTTTCAGTAGTCAGTACTGGAACTGCGGATGACTGGTATTCGTCTCTAACAACCATAGGAACTTTACCCTCCGCATGTTGAGTAGTATGGAATAGTAAAGCGGGATTGCTTCTATCAACATTAAACTCATACAAATCATTATATAATAGATTAATTGCGAGTGTTTGTCCGTGCGGTACATCCTTTGTAGCAACACCATTTAATAGAGATACGGGTGTGAAATTAGAGTTTCTACCTAATCCAAAAAATACTTTGGAAACAAGACGACCATTACCACCAATTGGGAATGTAAGGTCGGTGAATGCTGCTTGGTCACCCGTCCTCTTCGCAAGTCGGTAATCGAAATACTGGAAAGTTAATTTTGGATTTTGCTGTGCGTATTTCTGCATTATTTCACCATCATAGGTAATACTATCATAAATAAGTTTTACTTCATCTTGATTAATCAAATATTCAACTTGGGTATTTGCGGGAGTTCCACCATCCGTAGCATTAATACACATACGGCGGGATAGACCAGCAGCAGCAAGGCTTTCAGTAGCGGGAGTAAAAGTAATATCTATGTGGACTTCTTCATTCAACATAAACATAGGGAGTTGATTGGTTTTAAGGAATGGGAAAAGGTCACTTAAATAAACCGAATATACTGGGGCATCTGCGATTGACTGTGCGGATGTTCCGTCGTGGTGCATCCATGGTAAAAGTTCAAAAGCACCAGCACCACCAGCAGCGGGAACTACTGGATTGCGTCCAACATCTAATCCAACCTTTTTAGCAGAGTTAGGTGGTTTGTCAGTTGTATCAGCAGTTCTATCATCATATACGGGCTGGTGAGATATACACCTCTGCGACAAATACTGCTCTCTCTCCTTATTGTCCTCATTTGAAACAAATAGGGACTGATACTGGTGGAAAGCCCAATAATCATCAACAGAGCATACCATCTTATTACCAATCAAAAGTTGTGCCGACTGAACTAAATTAGAAATACCAATATTAAGAGGGTAATATGCCGAAGTTGTAGTTAAAGGAGTTACAGCAAGTGTAATCTTTGAATTAGAATGTAAAAAACCAGCGACACGCTGAAGAGTAAATCGAACTCTATTTTGCGAGAATGTTACGGGGTCAATCACATCCGTATGAAGCATTTGTCCGTAAGAAGAAGGTATAGCGCCAATTTTTATTAGATCCGGTATGCGGTCAGCAGAAACTGAATCGTCCATTTGATTATCAGCCATTTTATATATTATAATATATAAAAACTTTAAAAAAATAAAAATTAAAAAATATAATTAATAGAAAATAATTTAATTTATCTAACTTACAACTTGAACTCCTTGAGTAGAACTCCACGCAACAACAACCTTTGATTTAATAAATAGATATGCGGAAATAGGGTTTCCATCGTCTAATCCAGTTGTCATTTGAATAGAGAACTGCGAGTTTGTGAAATCCACGCCCTCACTATCAAGCATATCATAGAGGACACCAACACCATAAACAGCACCAGTATCGGGCATATATCTATAACCATTTGTACCATTTTGACGAACAGTAAAGTTGCGATTCGCAGTAAGAGGAGACGCAGTAGTTCTTGTGTGATGTTTTTCGGGAATAATTGACGATAAGAAACCCTTGATAATTTGAGGGTCTACAACAGTTGTCAAATTTGTTGAACTACGAACACTTTCAACTTCAAAAGCACTTGGGAAGCGTTCGCCATTACGAAGGAAAGATATAGTTTCAACATTTGCTAATGCTCCTCCACCCGCAGTAGAAGATTTAGAAGGCATATAAGTAAGGAATCCATCTTGTCCTAAATTATTCACAAAATTAGATGGAACAAAATTTACAAAACATCCAAGAACCTTTGATAATCCAAGATTAAAGTTGATAATACTATTCGTGCTTTCAAGAGTTGAGAAATATGAAGTAATAGAATTAAAAGCCAACATACCAGTATCGGGAGCATCCATACCATAACTGACTTCACAAGCAACTTCAAGTCCACTTAATTCATAAAAGCAATTCGCAATATTTGTGGTGGTTCCATCACTTGAATAAAAAAACTGACTATCGGGAGCAAGGTGGATTTCCAATTCAAGAGGAACTTTAGATAATGGTAACATAGAAGCACCAAGGGTTAAACCACTTGGGAGTGGAATACAAAACTCTTTACCGCGGACATCAGCATCCGTTGAACCACGAACAACACTATCACGGAATGCTTGATAGTTAGGATAGATTAATGCAGTTTCCGTTAAATGTCCCGTGACATCTTGCATACCAGCCATAACTGGAAGATATGAAGACATAAAACGACCATAATGTCTAATGTGTTCGATGACTTGTTTAGTTTCAGCATGACGGAAAACCAACTGATCTATGACACCATAAATACCGAGTTTGTGAGACGCCATGAGTTCAACAGCAGCAGCATCAGTCGGCGGCAGAGTACCCGCAGCATCACGCCATATATTTAACTTACCAGCAAGACGAAGAGTAGATAAATCAAGCATAGCATCTTGACGACCAAGTGTAACAGTTAATACGGGATTACCTCTTGCGTGAGAAACCTTACCACTTGCGGGAACATTATTTGGTTGAATGGAAAGATATTTTTTAGCAACACTCATTTTATATTATAGTATATAAAATAAATTAAAATTAAAAATTTAAAAAAAATACATAGAAAATATTTATTTAGAGAGTAACGGTTACTGAATCACCGCGAATCGATATTCTACGAAGGTGGAACATGAATGAGTATAAGAGTTTGTTGTGAGAACTTGGTAAATCAACACCTCCAGCAGTTCTTTCATTATATAAGAGTTGTAACTGATTGGTCTTATTATTAAGATTTGCAACCCCATCATTAAGAGCATAGGCACGACCAATTAGAAAGTTTCTATTGTAATCTACAAAAGATCTTGGAACAATACCCGCTTGATTTAATGCTTTTTCTAATTCAATAAGAGGCTGTGCTGCTATTGATACACCCTTATTAATCTTTGATACAACAATTGGACGACTTGGTACAAGTTTGTCGTCTATTTGAAACTGATACGAGGTAAGGCGGTCAATAATACCAACTTGTCCCGAGCGGATAGAATGAAGAGCAATATCCATGTCGGTTGTTTCCTCCTCACTATATGTAGTGTTTAGACCACCAATTAAATCAGCAGTATCATAAACCTTCGCATCACTCGGCATAATAATACATGATTTTACCCTTGTATTAGAAACTGCGAGATTAACTGTCGCATTACGATTGGATGCTAATAGTGAATGTTTGTAGTTGGTAACACTTGGAATATCAATTTCTATTGAACCACCTTCTCTCATCTTCTGCATCATTCCCGCTTCATATCGGGGATCTACTCCTACTTGCTGACAAACAATTTCCATATTTGAAAATGTACATGTTGCGGGGTATGAAGTTTTCTTTGCTAAAATTTGTGTAGTACCATCGGCAACTTGAACTCTCTTTGTATCACATGCCGCAGAAAATACAATATAATCATTTGAAGTTGCTGCTGTTCCAGTTCCTCCATTATTGTTTTGGAATTCTTCTACTGTTAATTTAACATATCCACCATCAAGTGTTATATCAGTAATTTTAGGATATGCTGCCGCACCAGCAGCAGTCGTCCATAAGTTACATTCTACTGCGTGAGGGTCATCATCTTTACATATACCAATACGCTCACCCTTGACAAAAGGACAATTATCAACACTAACCATATTATTTTGTTTTCCTAAAAATATGTCGGTTCTATTTTGTCCGTTGCTGATATTAAGTGCCGTTCCAGCAGCATCTACACCATGAAATACTGGATTTTGTTTAGTTCGGCGATTACGATTGACACTATCTAACTGTTTAATAAATCTTGCTGGGTCTTCAAGGTCAATTTCAATAAATAAACCATTTGTCATAAGAACGGGAAAGATCTTATCACCTCCATCAGCAAATAGACCCGTGTGTAATGGAAGAGAAAGTTTAGCAGTTAAGAAATCTTCAGCAGTCCCCCAATCACGAGCAGCGGGAACAGCCGATACGGGTTTGTAATATGGATTGGTGTGTGTATCAATTAAATTAGATACGGATGTACCAAGTGTTCCGCGATTTTCAACATTATTCATTAAACATCCTTCTTTTAATGCTCTCATCTTTCTTAAACTATCATCAGCATCATAAGAATACTGAATTTGAACTTTTGCGTTATATTCAGTTATTTCTTCAAGGAGAACGGCGCGATTTCCCGAATAGATGCGAATATTTTTAATAACTGACTGACCCCCGATGAATGGATCAAGTTGAAGGCGGGTTGGTGTATCACCCGATGGAATCGCAAGTTTAACATCAAACTGTAAATAGCTATTTTTACCATCCATAAACTTAACAGTTGGCGGAATTTCAAAATCTACTCGGCGACCATTCTGCCCCGCAGTTCCCGAATAGGACTGCCCGTTGGTAGAAGGAATAGAAACTTGTGTTTGTGAAATCTTGATTTTATCATCATTTCTCCAATAAGAACTCATTTTATAATATAATATATAAAATAATTCTTAAAAAATAAATTAAAAAAAAATAAAAATTATTGTGTTCGCGAAACAGCTTGGGTTATTTGCTGTGCTGATATTTGACCTCTTTGTTCGCTCAAAATATCTGCTTGTTCTTGTAATTTACTTTTTGCTCCCGATACTTCTTCGCCAATTCCCTCCGTAATACTACCAACTAATCCAACAGCAGCACCAACACCTTCTAATGCTAATGCCCAAGGCGTTACACCACCCGAAGCAACGCCCGCTAATTCTAAACCACTTCCTACTATATTTGCTATATTACCAATACGAGATCCAGTATTAGAACCAAAAGCATCCCAACCAACTTTACCCGAAACCAACCTTCCTACATCTTGGTACACATCTATAGCACCACCTAAACCCGCAACTCCAACTTTACCTAATTGTGCTGCTTTACCCGAAACCTCTTCTACGACTTGTGCTGTTGTTTTTAAACCCGTGCTTCCAGCAACTTCACTTGCTCTTGCTGCTTCTTGTTCTGCTAATCTACCTTCACCAGTATAAGTTTCAACTGTTCCTACTGGTCTTTGTGCTACTGCTTCACCAGCACGAGGAGGATTAGTTAATGGGGCGCGTTCAGCACCAACTTCTTTTGATAATACTTCTGCTCTTGTTAAAGGTGCTTCAGTATAACCACCAACTAAATAACCCGCTCTTTTAATACCACCTCTTTTAGCAATAATTGCTAATTTACCACCACTTGTTCCACCACTTAATAGATTTTTTTGTAATTTAGCAGTTCTATCTTGGTCTTGCTCTCTATTTGCTTCGTCTAATTGTTCTGCTAATGTTGTATTAAAATCAGCATTTGCTTGGTTTAATTGCTGTGCTTGTTGTGTTAAAGCATTTGCTTGTGCGATTGAAGCAGTACCTCCATAAAGTTCCATTTTTATATTATAATATAGTTTTTTATTTTTATAAAATTAAAATAATTTATTTTGTCCTTCAGCAATCTTTGTCTCAAATCTAATATATGCCGTGGCGGGGTTAGTTTGGAGGTCAAGGTAGAGAAAACTATATGGTGCGTCTTCTATTGCTTTCTTATATAAATCCATAAATATATTGGGAAACATATCTCCATATTCTTCATTTATTTTTTCTAACTCTTTTTGGTTCTGCTGTTTCATAATAATTACATCACTACTATTGTTGCGAATTAAACCACTAACAGCACGGAAACTTTGAGTTGTGAATGCTAATAATCCAATTCCATAATGTCTAAATCTTGTTGCTAAAAATGATACTGCATTTGTTTTTTTAAAATCTTTTGTTAAAATATCATCTAAAACTAATGCTACTGTTGGTCTTTCAAAATCTTCATATTTTTTTTGAGATTCTATTAAATCCGTTATCATCTCATCAGTATAATGATCTTCGCAATCAAAATATTTATTCATTAATTTACCTTTGGGGTCAGCATTCAAAGTATTACTAATAATTTTTACAATATCAAACTTATCTTTATACATTTGGGGATTACATAATAAATTAACTAATAAATTACTTTTACCTTGTTTAACACTACCAACAATCAATAAGAGTGATGGAGGTTGGGGTAGGTGGCTATGTATATCAGCATATCGGTCATCGGGGTCGGGGTCTTTTACTTTAAATACTTTCGGTGGAGGTTTATCCATTATATAAGTATATTATATATTTTTTTTTTATATTTTAAATAATATAAATGAACAAACACTTTTACATTAACCTTGAAAAAAGACCCGAAAGAAATTTAGAAACTATTGTTGAACTTAAAAAATTAGGAATTAAAAAACCAAATCGATTTAATGCTATATCGAATAATATTCCATTAGTTGGATGTGCTTTATCTCATATTGGTTGTATTGAAAAAGCCAAAGAGAATGATTGGGATTATGTTATAATATTTGAAGATGATATTAAGATTGAAGGAAAACAAAAACTAATTGAAAAGTTTAACAAATTTATTAAATATGATTTTGATGTTTTATATTTAGGTTGTTGGAATTATGTACCGCCAGTTAAAGTAGAAAAAGATTTAGCACGAGTAGTTAAAGCATCTTGTAATCATGCTTATGTTGTTAAATCTCATTATTATGATACATACTTAAAGAACCTTAGAGAAGGAATTGAATTAAAATTAAAAGATCCAAATAATGGAAAATATAATATAGATGAGTATCATGATATATTACAACAAAAAGATAGATGGTATTGCATAACACCAATTCATATAACACAAAAAGACGGATGGAGTGACAATTTTAATGAGGTAAGAAATTACAGCAAAATTATTCAGCATATTCCAAATTAATATTTATATAATAGTATTCCAGCAAACTTAATACATAATATTTTTATTTTATCTTTGCTACTTATATAAATATCTTTACCTTTGAATTGTTTTCTATAAACCCAAACTTTATCACGTTTATCAAAAGATATATTTTTATACCCACTTTTATTATCTGTTCTTATTTTATTATCACTTTTATTTTGATTACAAGTATTACAAACTATATTTCTAAATTGTCCGTTTTGGTGGTTATGATCCATACATTTTCTATTACTACCTTTACGGCCTTCACATAATTGTATATTACATAAATCACAATTAGTAGTATTAAGATATCTTTGATATATTGCTTCATAATCACCTATTAAACCTTGTGTTTTCCAATTTCCTATTCTTTTTGTTTTTATAAATTGTGGTCTTTTGCGATATTCTTTATTTTTTTGATAATATTCTCTTTGATATTGTTTTTTATCAAATACCATATTCTCTATCTAATATTTATAGTAAAAAAAACTTTAAGTATTACATACCGAACTAATAAATTCAGTTGTAGATGGAGATATTAACATATCTGCTAAATTATTATTACCTTTGAATTTGTCTTTTGCTATTGTATTATTACCATGAACTATTGCAGTCATCGTGAGGTGTGGATTTGTTAATGCGATTGTTTTTGATTTACAACTTTGAGTG